CCGACGCCGAGCTTGAGGAACTGCTCGCATCGGTCGACGCCGAGGACGCCACCGTCACCGAGCCTGCGGAGGGCGAGCTTGTCGGCGCGTCCCTTTCCGCTGAGGCGCAGGACGCCATCGACCTCGCCAACGCCCAGGCCGCCGAGGCATCCCAGCAGGTCGCCAGCATGAAGCGGCAGCTCGATCTCGCGTCCTACAACGCGGAGCGCGACGCCTACACCCGGCAGGGCATCCCGCTGCGGTTCGTGGAGATGGCCAGGCCGCTGCTCGAAGGCTCCGGCCGCACCGTGGACCTGAGCAACGGCAAGACCGCCGACGCCGGCGCGATCGTCCGCAAGCTGCTCGGCGAGTTCGCCGGCACGATGAAGGAGCTCGGCATCTCGGTGGAGCTCGGCACGCCGCTGGACGGCGGGGATGACACCGCCGCGAAGGAAGCCGCAGCGGCGGAGGAGCGTCACGCGCTCGTCGCGCACTACCGCCAGACGACCGGCGTCTGACGGCACCTGACTTACCCGCCCGCTCGCGGGCACCCGGCACTCAAGCAGAGCGCCTCATTCACCACCCTGGGCCGTCCCGTGGCGGCCCTTTCTCATGCCCGGAACCGGGCTAACAGGAGGTACTTCGCATGAGTGGGACTTTGCCTCATTACAAGCTCGGTCCGGACAGCTACCAGGTCTCCGCGGCCGTGATCGGCGGCACTCTCGTCATCGCTGACGGCTCGTCCGCGACCACGGTCTCCACGGCCGGCGCGAACGCCATCAACGTCCTCGGCGTGGCCGGGAACGACGCGCAGCCCGCGCCGAACCAGGCCGGTGACACCGACTCGCTGGCCGGCTCCGCGCCGCTGCTGGATATTTCCGTGGCCGGCGACTACACGGCGGTCTACCACGGCTGCGACATGCACGTCACCTACGCCGCCAACGCGACGTTCGGGCAGCTGCTCAAGGCCGCCGCCAGCGGCGCGGTCACGCCGTGGGTTGACGGCACCGACACCCACCCCGCCTACATCATCGGCCGCTGCACCCAGCCCGGCGGCGTCACCATCTCCGCCCTCGCCGTCGGCCGAGCCCGGATCTTCGGCTAGAGCCGGATAGCACCGAGAAAGAAGGAAGCAAACGATGCCAACTCCGGCCTATACCTCGCTTGACGGCCCGCGGATCACGTTCGACGCGCTCCTGAAGGACCCGCTGGTGATCCCCGAGCTGATCCTGTCCATGACGCAGAACCAGTTCCTCATCGACGCCGTGCTCAGGAACGCGGGCATGACCGCCTCCGGCGCCGTGCGCTACGCGGAGTCGACCCCGCTGTACGCGGACGACACCCCGGAGATCCGCGCCGAGTTCGCGGAAGTCCCGGTCGTGCCCACCTCGGTCGGCACCCCGCGGGTCGTGTTCACCCACGAGCGCGCCATGGCGATCATGGTCTCGGACGAGATGCGGCGCCGCCAGATCATCGACCCGGTGACGCGGCAGCTGCAGCAGGTTCAGAACACCATGATTTACAGTTGGAATAGTGCCTTCTATTCCGCCGTGGTCGCAAATGCCGGGATCCAGACCCTCGCCGTGTCCAACGCCTGGGCGTCCAGCAACGCGACGATCCGAGCGGACATCGCAAATGGTGTCTACCTGGTCGAAAATGCCAGCGTCACCAGTTCGCTGGGCTTCAACTCGTTCCTCGGGTTCGAGGCCGACACGATGATCATCAACCACGGCACCAAGAACACCCTGCTCCAGAGCAGCTCGTTCGCCGCGCCGTACATCGGAGACATCGCCTCGGAGAATTTGCAGTATACCGGGGTACTTCCGAACAAGGTGTTCAATCTGGACGTTTTGATCTCCAGGCAGCTGCCGGCAGGCAACGCCATAATCATGCAGCGCAACCGTGCCGGCTTCGTGGCCGACGAGCTGCCGATGGTCGCTTCTCCCCTATATCGAGACGAACCGCGCAAAGCGAGCAGATCGGACATTCAGCGCGCCTCAGCCGTAGGCCTAGATCAACCTTTGGCCATCGTCCTGCTCAGCGGCATCTAATCGAACACCGGCACTAGCGTACGGTGACAGCGCGGATGCGCTAGACTACGTAACGCAAGGTCCCCGCACCTGTACCAGCAGGCCGGGGACGTGGCCACACCCGGCAAGAGGTGCGACACCATGCAGGATACGCCTGCCCGCAGGTCCCCGGCAGTGTTCCCCGAGCGCATATGCGCGGACTGCCAGCAGCCCTACACCCCGAAGTCCGGTCGGCAGGTCCGCTGCGCTCCGTGCAAGGAAGGTCCGCCGCGCGCAGTCTGCGGCGTTTGCGGCACGGAGCTACGGCGCGATAACAAGATCGGGCACTGCGAGAAGCACAAGTACGCGACCTCGCGTATCCCGGAGCGCCACTGCGCCGAAGGGACCTGTGGCCGGACACTCCGGGCTGACAACGAGGGCGGCTACTGCCCGGCCCATGCCCGGCTTTCGGAGGGCTCCCGCCAGTCCCGTGAGCGCACTAACGCCCGGCTTCGGGCGGAGACGGCGGCACGGCCCGACCTGCGGCCGGAGTGCTCGGTAGATGAGTGCCCGAACCGCCTGCGCTCGGACAACACGACGGGACGATGCAGGGAGCACCATTACGCTCCGCTGGAGTTGCCGGAGTGCTCGGTGGAAGGCTGCGGCAAGTGGCTGACCACAACCAACACCATCGGGCGCTGCATGAAGCACCGTGGCCTGTACTGGTCACCGGACGCGCGCAAATGCGGTGAGCCGGGCTGTGGCAAGACCTTGCACTCGGACAACATCACGGGGTTCTGCCACAAGCACCGCAAGGAATACCTGGGTACCCGCAACCGGGCTTACTACGCGGCGCATCAGGATGAGCTAGTCGAGTACGCCCGGCTCTACCGCGAGGTCTACGCCGAGGAGCACCGGGCCTACTCGCGGGAGCACTACGCCACGAACGGGCGCATCAGTCCCGAGGCCCAGCGCGCAGCAGCAGCAAGGCGGCGGCAGCGGGCAGAGCACGGCATGGATGAGGTTGACAGGCTTCTGTCGGCTGAGTACCGCAAGGCCATCCGCAACGATCCGTGCTTCTACTGCCGCGCGGCTGAGACGCACCACGTTGACCACTTCTTCCCGCTCGCCAAGGGCGGAACTGACGCCTGGTTCAACCTGGTCAGGGCCTGCCAGGACTGCAATTTGTCCAAGTTCACGAAGTGCGGAACGGCCTTCCTCCTGCGCGAGGGCTTGCTGGCCGCCGCCTAACGCCCGTCCCCTCGCGGCCGGGCTTTCCCGTCACCCGATCACGAGGAGATACGCCATGCCCGCTGCGGCAGTCCGCGACAAGTCCGACACCCCCCCGGCTCCCGAGCCGAAGACGGGCCGCTGGGAAGCACTGACTCCCCTGTCGATCAGCCGTCCGGCTGGCGCCAGGGAAGAGAAGATGGCGGATCTCGTCCAGAAGGGCGAGATTGCCGAGCTGACCGAGGAGCAGTCGCAGGGCTTCCTGAAGCGCCACAAGCGCCCGGTGATCCGCCCTGCCCGCGAGCAGAACCAGGCCGCGCCGGACATCAAGGCCCGCGACCTGTTCGGCACCCGCCCGAAGGCTGCCCAGTTCGGTGCCCGCGAGGACCCGCCGAACGCCTCCGCCGTCATCGAGACGGGCACGGACGACCCGGCCGACCCGCGGAACCACCCGGAGGCCAACGACCCGGTGACGGACCTGATGGTGGACCCGGACTCGGCCAAGGACAAGTAGCACCGTGGGCGTGCTGCGGGGCCGCGCGAGGTATCCCGGCACGCCCGCGGCACCACGGGAAGGCGGATCCGTGAGCACGCCAGCTGACGACGCCGAGTACATCTGCCCGCGGTGCGAGCGGGATCAGTGCGAGCGGTGCGCCGACAGGGACTGCCGCTGCTGCGGTTCATTCAGCCGCGACTAGGGGAGGCCGGCCGTGACTGACGCCGACCCGCGTGACGCGATCCACGCCGCCATCCAGGCACATGCCCCGCGCGGCGAGGATGCGGTCCTGACCGGCTGGGCGATCGTGTGCGAGTGGATGGACCACGACGGCGAGCGATGGCTCAGCAAGACGCACGCGCCCGCTACCGCGCAGTGGGCGGCACGCGGGATGCACCATGAGGCGATCTTCGGGACCTGGCCCGAGCGCGGCGAGGACTAGGACGGGAGCGCGCCAGTGACAGCCATGTACTGCGCGCCCGCTGACATCCGGGAGAACCTCGGCGGCGGCGACGGGACGGGCAGCGGCACGGCCAGCGTCATGACTGACACGGCGCTGAACGCCGCCATCGCGCAGGCATCCACGAAGGTCTCCGCGTACACGGGCACCGACTGGGAGACGGACGCGGCAACCCCGGTAGTCGTGGTGCCGCCTCTTGTGGTGACCGTGACGATCCAGCTGGCCACGTTCTACGCCACCTTGGTCTACCGCAAGGGCAAGGATTTGTCTGCCTTTGACCCGGTGGTAATGGGCTACAACGATGCGATTAAGACGCTGACGGATATCGCGACGGGCCGAATCAGCGTCGACCCGACACCGCCGGGCGATCCCGAGCCCAGCGCGGGGCACGTGGTCAACACGCTGCCTCGTATCTTCGTCGGCGCCGACAGTGGCACGGTACGCAACGGCTTCGGCGGGATCTCGCCTGCCGGTGCTCCCGGCTCGGTGCTCGGCGAGCCGGGATCCTGGTGAACGGTCATGGCTGACTTCGCGGAACGCCTGGACATGCTCGCGGAGATGGTCGGCAGTGGTGACCTAATCGGGCAAGTCGTCGTAGACCAGGCGTACGCAGCCATACAACACAATTCCCTGGACTTCAACCATCCCAGAGGCGGTCAGGCGCTCTACCTGCAAGAGCCGCTGATGACGAACCACTCGCGCTACCTGGATGACTACGCCCGCACGGTCCTCGAAGACGGCGGCGTGCCGGCGGTCATCTCGGCGATGGAGGATCTTGCCGAGGACGGCGGCGTGGCAACTCACGCGCCGGTCCTCTATAACGACCTTCGTGACTCAGGCCATCCGTCAGTGACCAGCGATGGCACCGAGGTCTACGACCGCGAGCCCCGCCAGCCGAGACTGTCCGAGGACGAGCTGAAGGCCAAGTACCGCCTCCACCACCCGGACCCGTCGAAGCTGAGCGCCCGGGAGCGGCGATTCCTCTACGCGAGTGGCGTGATTCCCCGCGGCACGGAGTAGGGCAGTCAGGCGTCGTCAGGCTTGGCGGGCACCACGTACCGGTAGGGCTCGCTGCGGGATGGCTCAACGAGCAGGTTGGGTTCCGGGGCGTACTCGCCACCACCACCACCACCCCAGCACGTCATCTCCACGCGAGATGTGGTGACCGGGTAAATGCCCGAGGTTTCCGCACTCGTCGTCTCAAGGCGACGGCCAGTCAGCGCGGCCATCAGCAGCTTCCGCCGGCTTGCCCGTGTCGAGTAGCGCGTGAAGGCGTGGATCGTCACAACATCCGGTTCATCGCTCATGCGCTCACGCTAGCCCAGCCGGCGAGGTGAGAGCCCGTGCCGCTCCCGGCCGACGATTTGATCGCGTGGATTCTGTCGCTCGGCTGGAATGACACCGCGGAGTACGGGGCACCCGTCAAGCGAGGGCCGCGGATCAGGGAAATGCCGGATCGCCTCGTCTCGATCACGCCGACGCCTGGACCGGGATTCGTGCTAGAGGCCGCAGCCGACGCCGGGGCTTTCCAGGCTCGCGTCCGCGGCGCCCAGAACGACGAGGACGACGCGGAACGGCTCGCCTTCCTGCTGGACTCGCTGATCCTCGGCGCGTCCTTCCCGGCCCGTACGGGATCGGGTCAGGTCGTCATCCATGTTCACCGCCTCGGCGGCCCTCCGTCACCGCTCTCCGGTGATCCCGATGACGGAGATCGCTATTCCTATATCTGCCAGTACATCGCAATAGCCGGAACTTAGGGAGAACAGCATAATGGGTTACGAATCGGACACCGTCGCTCTCCTGCCGGCAGGAACCGTCTGCAGCGCGGGCCTGACTACCGGCACCGTTACCGTCGCCGGCTCGGACTTCGTGCGCGCCAAGCTGCACGTCAGCCTCACCGCGCAGGCGGGCACCTGGACCACGACCGGCGTTGTCGCCGTGCTGCTCCAGTCCAGCCCTGACGGCGGCAGCACGTGGTACCCGGATGCGGCTGCGACGATCGCCGCCGCGGGCTATGCCTCCAGCACGACGATCTCCGGCTACCAGGCGCTGTTCACCGCCGGCACCACTCCCGTCACCGGCAAGTACTCGCTGGTCACCGGAGGATTCCCCGGCAACCTGTTCCGCGCCGCCGTCTACGTCGTGACCGGCACTTCGGTGACCCTGGGCATCTCGGGCGACTTCCAGAAATGGCTGCCCGACAACTCGTGACATTCCCGCACTAACGAGAAAGGCGGCTGCCCGTGTCACGGATCACGCTCACGCCCATCAACTACACCCGGGCCGGGATCGTCTACCCGACCGCCCCCGCGCCGTCAGCCGGCGGCACGTCCTGGAGCGCCGCTACCGGCGTCGCCTTCCAGAACAACGGCCTGATGCACCTCTGGTACTACAACGGCGCCACCCCCACGGCAGCCGAGGAGGACATCGGCCGCGTCATCCAGGGCCAGACGTTCCCGGCGACCACGCTCGAGGTCACCATCGCCGCCACGACCTACGGGGCGTTCGGGCCGCTGTCGCCCGGGGATTTCCTGGCGCAGGACGGCTCCGGGCTGACCTACGTCGACTTCACGAACGTCACGACCCTGTACG